CTCCACTGGTAGCATCATCATTAGCGCCCTCTGGTGCACTATTAGCAACATCACTCATTTAGCCTCCCTTTACTTATTAAATTATATCAATTAAAAATTTTACGTGCAACATCTTTAACGTGCTGCCTAAACTCAGATATTATAACCTTGCGCTCAGCCTTTGCCAAGTCTAAAAAAGGCCTTTTCTTAGATACGTACTCTGCTATCTGCTTATTTGTGTTTTTATCCTTACCACCACCCATTAAAGTACGACCTGTATTTTTAATAAATATCCTGAATCCGCTCTTAAAAGCCTTAAAGCCTATGTTTTCTAGCATCTGGCCTGTCCAAGTTAGGTTAGCCTTGCTAGGTGTTGTATATGAGCCTAGCTGTGGCTTAACCCTTGATTTAAGCCTTTGCCCTTTTTTACCTGTTTTACGTTTACCTTTTCTAGTATTTATGTATGCAGGGCTTAGAGGGTTAAATTTACCCCTTATACCTTTTTTTGACGCATAGCCTTTTTTAACTCTAGTAAATATTAGCTCTATTGCAGTCTCAGATAATTTACTAAATATCTTTTTATCTAAAGCAGCACGTTTAAGCTTAGTGAATTTACGTTTACGGAGGTTAGGGCTTAATAGAGAGCCTTTTTTTATCCTCATCCTAATCATAGGATATCATCCAAAGCTAAAGCGAATAGCTCAGCTAAGGCGTTTACATCCTCCTCATCACTACCCTTTTTTAGTATATCGTTTAATATCTCATTTTCCTCATCATTAGTGAGGTTAAAGAAGTCTCTAACAGGCAGGCTATTTTTAAAGCCACCGCCAAAAGTATGACCATGTGCTTTATTATTGTTTTCAACACCTATAAACTCAAGGGCTATCATAGTACCAGCCTGAGCCTTAGGGGTCATACTGGCTAGCATCTCACCCGATAGCTTTAGATTTACCTTAGTCTTATTTTTACCATGTAGCTCAAAAACTGTACTCTCTTTATAGCTCTTAGAATACTTTGTAAAGCTCTCACCGTTTACATCTTTATTACTTAGTGTACGTTTTTCTATTAGCTCTATAGCATTTAAAGCAAAGGCTCTTTTTACACTAACATCTGTTAGCTTACTGCGTAATGCCCTGCGCACATCAGGGCTTTTGTTAGTCATTACCCTATTAAATATACGTGCTAGGTCTACAGTAAGCCTTAATTTACGTGTACCCTTTTTAGTCCTTTGCGCCATCGTCTACGTTATCCTCATCATTAAACTGATTATTTAACGCCTCTACGTCACTTGCAGACTCTTCTTTTATCTGCTCCTCAAGCTCATCAATCTCTGCGCCTGTAAGTGATGGGTAAAGCTGTTTTAGCTCCATCTTTAAAGTTGATAGGCCAGCCTCTAGCCTCTTAATAGATATATCTACTTGCTCACTCTCAGACATAACTACTTTAGGCTCTGATAAGATAACCCTGGCCTTAAAGGTAGCACTAAACTCTTTAGAGTAATCACCCTGTAACAAACCTTGCATGCGCCATGCTTTATTGAGTAGGTTGATCTTGTCCCACATCTCCTCCTCAGCCTCTAGGAATATCTGTTGATCGTTTTTCTTATCCTCAATTAGTGAACTATTATCAATTGCCTTACTAATACCGCTCTCTGCTGTAGTAGTAGTAAATTGACCTGATATAGAGGATGTTTTAAGCCCTCTAGTAGATAGTAAGTAAGATATTTGAGCCTCAATAAGCTTTAGTGTCTCACTAATCTGAATAGTAGGGTCTAACTTATTAATGCTAGGTGTAGGCTCACCCTCTTTTTGCTCTAGGTGTACTACTGTATTAGGATTAGTAGGTATACTACCACCAGCATTTACAGTATAGATTAATGACCATGCTTGATATTTAGCACCAAAAGATAAATCAGTAAGTAAAATAGGTATCTTTACTGAGCACTCATAAAGCGCATCTTCTGGTATAGGCTCAACACCTAACTCTGAGTCACACTTATATACAAAAGGTAAAACACCCCATTTATTAGCCCCCTCTGGATTATCAAGCGCCTGCATCTTAGTAGTGTTAATATGACCCTCACCGTCAATTACCCAAAAAGACTCATCAGACCAAACATGTAGCTCCCACTCTTTAGGGCTGCCTGTTATCTTAACCAGCTTAACAATTACATCGGGTACGTTTTCTGATACAGTATTATAAGATAAAGCTATGATAGTATGTGGTGGTAAAGCCCTTGCTCTAGGCATACCCATGCCATCAGGGTATAGCTCAATAATAAACTTTTTAAATATCTCGTATAGCCTGTTAGATGTCATCATCTTACGGTTAATAGCCATGCTATCTTGATATAGGCTAAATAAAGCCTCATCATCCTCATTATCTGTAGCGTCTTTTCTTAGTGGTGGCTCAATGTAAATACGTGCGCTCTTAGTAATGATTTTACGCATGATATTAATAGGGCATAGCCTGTTAAATAGCTCATGTTTAGTATCAGGGTTTTTAAACTCCTTAATGATGCGCTCTTTAATCTGCTCTAGTGTAGCGCCGCTATAAAAGCTGTATTTTTGTGACTCTGCATACTTAAAAGCTTTTTGGTCTACTGCTATTTTAGCTATATCCGCTAACATCTCTCTACTTACTATCATCTTGCCTCCTAAGCGTACCCTTGTATTATTGGAGCTGTTTTAACAGCCTTTATTACTCTGTGTACCCAATAACCTAACGCTGTTGTAACATGCTGATAAGCTCTTGAGTCGTCTTCTATATATTTACCGCCCTGTTTAAGCTTTGTTTTCCTCATGCCTTCATCCACTATTCTACACCTTTTATCTATAAATAGGCTAATCTTTTTTTCTGCATTACGCAATTTACCATTCACTAAGTTATGCCTAGTTCTAACAGGTGGGTTAGCAAGTGGTATATCAAGCTCATAGTTTAATGGTAGATCGTCTTTTCTAACATAGTTGGCTAGGTACTTTTCTATAATATCATAGTCTGATTTTTGACTTCTGGTGTCTCTATGCTTGCCTGATGCATCACCATATATATTTATCATGGGGTTAGCCTCAAGGTCAAAGTATCCACGCCCTGCTATCTCATCCATTATATCTCTAGTACGTGCGCCCTCTACTATAAACTCATCAATACAGTAAAATATATCGTTTATGTGTTGGCCTAGCAATGCACTCATGGGCTTACCCTCACCAATGTTAAAATCAAAGGTTATGGCTATTGGGTAGCCTTGATTTACTTGAGTATCTTTTAGTATAAAGTGGTCATTGCTCTCATACTCGTAATATATAAAGTCTGAGGCAATAGATACCCACAGGCCATCAATAAGCCTTTTACACATCTTTTCATCATACTTCTGACGTAATGACGGTATGTACCACTTAGGTAAAAATATATTATCTGAAGTCTTAGAATAGTGTACTTGTCTGTTATCTAATGCTTTACCATCTATCATAAAGTAATCATGCACCCAATGTGCAGGGTCATCAGGGTTAGTAGCACATATACAAAAGTTTTCTGGCACGTGCATTAATCGACCTACACGCCCTATCATCTCAATATAAAACTCTTTATAATTGTCATCATTTTCTGTTAGCTCCTCAATAGCAGCAGCAGATATATCTAATGATCTAAACTTTTTAAAATTCTTATCGTGCCATGTACGTGATATCATCTCTGAGCCGTTAGCAAATACAAATTTACTCTCTGATTTATTAAACTCAAAGTCAATACCCTCTGTTAAATCACCATCCATATGCTCAAGTATCTTACTTATTAGAGTCTGCTTTAAATCTGGTAGTGCTTTACGACCTAATAAAAACCTAGCCTGAGGATACATTAGGCAATGAGTAACACCTAGATGAGCCATTAATATAGTTTTAGCAGAGCCTAAAGAGCCTGATAATAGTAGCTCTAGTACGCCATGCTTTTCATAGTCATATTCTTTTCTAATGTATTTTAACGTGTCATACTGCCACGCTACCAGCTTAGGGTTAAACTCAGTGAGTGACGGTGTAGACCCCATTAACTAAGCTTTTCTTTACATCTTTTATATTTTTTGGCTTTATAGTTTTTACACCCTATAGCTGTAGTGTCTGGTGAGGTGCTAAGGTCTAATATGTCACAGATACCGCCCCTACCATTGCCCCATGTTTTAAGGCGTATAAAGCCTTGGCAGCTGCCACATGTTTTAATCAATTAATCCTCATCCTTTGTTATTAAACAACCTAGCTTTTTCAATAGTGTTATAGCTCTCATCTACTGGCACCCATGACGCTTTATAAGTTCTATATAAATAGCCCTGCGCATAAAAAGAGCGTATGTGCATTAATACGCCATCTATGACCCTGCAAGTACCTACCTCTGGCTTAAAGTGCTCATTAGACCTTACCCAACAGCCAGCTAGTCCTACTAACTCATACTTACCATCAA